CTTGATACATCTCAAACCATTCTTCAATGTATTTATTCCAATCACTATTAGGACTTCTACTAAGACAAGTTTCTTTATCACTTTCAATATAGATTAGTTCAGCACCCAACCTAGTAGCCAAACGTTCTCTATCCATTCGTAAAGGATAACCACCTATCACAAAAGCTTTCTTCCATTGTCCAGAACGTACACGTATTTGATCTAGTACTACATCACGAACCCCGAACACATTAGCCTTTAGCCTATTAGGTTTGTGAAGCTTATCACATACACTTACAGCTTCCCATATCTTATCTATATCAAGTACCAAGTCATCAGCTGTAGCATTGTCCTGTACCCACGTAGACTTACCAGAACAAGGAGAACCATATACTATATATACTTTCTTAGGTGGTTCATATCCGAACCTCTCATGTATCTGATTGTGACACTTGAAATGTATTAGTATAATGTTCTCTTTGTTAAGTGATATGTCATAGTTGTTAACGTTTGCTTCTGTTAGTTCTATCTTATGATGTCCAATACAGTCATACTTCTTTACTATAGGCCTACCGCAATGTTCACATATAATTTCACCACTAGAATTTACACGCTCTAATTTCAGCTGCTCTAATAAATCTTCCCACTCTTTAGACTTATAAAAGTTATTTAGATTAAACATTAACTAATACTTAATGAGGTAATATTCGCAACTCTATTTTGAACGTAATCAAATACGTAACCATACTCATTAGCAAACTGCATAACTTGTTCAATGTAAGATTTCATTGTTTGATTAAATGTTTGGCCTGTATTATACAATTGCCACTCATGAGTGAACACAATTAAATCTTGATTATAATTTGCATAATCTGGATTTGAATATCTTGAAACTAATTCATCATAAGGATTTGATTCTGTATTTGTATGATATGTGTATTGTGAACTAAACCCAGAAAGGAAAGTATCTAATCTAAAGTTTGTTGAATAATAAATCATTCCATGATTAATATCAAATAGGTTGTTATTATTGTATAAATAAGTTTCTTGGTTATTTGTTAAATAATTTTGACGTCTATTATCATCAGCTGTTAACAAACCATAAATTCCACATTTTGTATCACGTAAAGCATTTATTTGTTCTTGTGTTCCACTAAAATAATCAAATCTAGGTATTCTATCTATTGAATTTAAACCTGCCATTGTTGACATATATCTTATAAAATTGTCATAATTTGTTTTTGCTTGTGCTGTTGATAAATCACTCATATGTTCTCCAGCTGCTGAATGATAACCAATTTTTAACCAATCATTGTTATCTATAAAATCTTGTTTGAATGCACTACCAATAGAATTTAATGTTACAATTTCATTGCAATATAAACTGAATTTCGCTCCATAAGTTTCATGTAGTGATTTTAAATAATTCATAAATGGTTCATCAAATATTGATGTGTAAGTATTTTTATTTGCATTTAAATAATAAAATGTTTTTGTAACATCATCAAATGAAAAATGTATGAAGTTATTTGCTTTATTAAAATTTATTTTTTTCTTTATACTCTCTACTGTTTTATCAGTTATATCAACAGTTTTTTCTGGAGTTACACTTGAAGTTGAGTGGAATTGACTTGAAATAGCCAAAATATCTTCCTCTGTCATATCGTTTCCATCATTTCTTTTGAATAATACAGTGTAAGGTAATACTGAAGTATTATTAGCGGTTATATCGTTTCCTTGATACGCTTGTCCTTGAGAATTTTTATACCAAGCAGGATATGGCCATTCATCATTATCACCAAATGCCATAGAATAAGTTGTATAATCAGTAATACCAACAGTATCGCCTTGAGATAATTCCAATTTTCTCAAATCTGCTGATAATCTATTTTCCATAGGTTCAAATTTCATATGTGGATTATTTTTATACCATGAGTAAACTCCCTTTTTAAATTCAATCAATGGTATTTTTGTTACAACAGCAATATTATCAATATCATCCTTTAAATCTTTTATAATAGGATCGTTTTCACTAATTCCAGTTGCTTGATAAACTCCCAAATCAATTGGATCTCCAGTACTATCTTTAGTCCAACTATAAATATGTCCATTACCTGTAGCAAGATAAACTCCAGTTTCAGGATTAGCTGCTTTTAATGCTACTGAATCTGTGTAATGTCCTTTAGGACTTCCCGAAGCTAAACTTTGTACAACTTCTTTTGTAGCAAATTTATTATTTATTTGTTCCTTTGTCATTCCTTCCTCCAAACATAAATTCTCACATATAACATGTACTTTTTCATGTTCTGTCATAATTACCATTCCTCCTCAATTTGTTTTTTCTTAAATTCTAATTCTTCCTTCTTTAATTCTCTATTCGCTGGATCTCTTGACCACTTAGTCGAACCATCATCATTCAAATCCCAATGCTGTAATAAAATTAATCCTGCTCCAGGATCAGGAAGTGCTGTTTTTGTAGTTACTTCAGTACGGATAACTTTAGCTGGTATTTCACCCAATCTTTCATCATCAAATTTAATACTTTGAGTAACAACCTTTTTTTCTTCATACTGGAATCCAACAGCACGTTTCAACATAGCCTTTTTTATTTGTATTACAGGGTTTTTGCGGCTGTTTTTAATAAGGTCGAATAATTCGGTATATTTCTTTTTATAGTCAATCCAACTATCCTTGGAAATACCTAAATTAGTGTATATTTCTTTTTCAGTCGCTCCTAATTCTAGCCACTCTTTTATCTCATCAAATCTTGATTTTACATGAGTTTCATATTTTGAAGGAGCTCCTCTAGATTTAGTCTTAACATTTTTCACAATAAACCGTCTCACTATCTTTAATACAAATGTATCCGCTTGGACTTCTAGCCCAAACTGAATCTCCATTTGTAATTATTTGTTTAGCAGTAAATACAGTTCCTTCTTTATAGACAGCGTTTACATTAGGATCTTGACTAGTAGCATGAGCTTTACCATCAGCAGTTAAATCTTTTACTTTAACTTGGTTATATTCTAATCCTGCTCCAGAACGTATCTTCATATTAAACTTAGTTACATAATTACCTTCACTATATGATTCTTGAACAGGTACATCTTTTAAATACTTCCAATTACCAAATCCATGAATTATATTTACATTTTCCATAAAGAAACAATCTTCAATGTCATATTCATTGTTAAATATGTAATTACCATATTTGTTTTTGTACCAAGTAGTGTCAGCACTTTGAGATATTTGAATATGACAATGTACTCCTGTTACATCTTTTTTTTCAGACTTTGTTCCAAAGTTTCCTAACTGATTTCCTTGAGGAACTACTAAACCTACATAAGCATTAAATGAATCATCATGAACTGTCATAAATGTTGCATAGTCGATCCTTCCATTAGCAAATCTTACTTTGTTTAGTGATTGCCACATTGCTTGTCCTGATTTAGGATAAACCCAAACACATTTTACCGTACAAGGTGCATAATAAGCTTCTCTTAATCCCGATTGACTACCTCTAATATCACTTGCCATAGTTCCCATATGAGGAGCACTTTCATTTGCTCCACAAGTTAAATAAAAGTTTTCAAATGGACATAAGAAATCTTCTATTCCACCTCTTACTGATTTTTGACCTCTAATCATACTAATCATTCCTTTCTATATTATTTACATCAACACTATTTTCTAGTTTTGTTTTAATAAACTTTAAAACTGGTGAAAGTATCGGAACATATGAACCTAACACTTCACAATTTTCAGTAATACTTATCAGTTCGTTTATAACTAGCCATGAAGCTATAATTGCACTAAATAACATAGGTAATTGTAAATCAATACCGATTGTATTAGCTGTATAACCTATCATCACATCCATACCAAACCCAACAAAAATAAGTATGTACATTGAAACTTTTTTAACAATTCCTTGATAACCTTTTTTAGATGTTATCTTTTCACCTTTAAATTTACTTGCAGCCATTCCAGTAAAATAATCAATTATATTACAGGGAATTAACAAAGCTAAAGGTATTGCTAGAATTCCAAAGAAACTAAAAAAAGTTCCAACTATCCCGCTGAAAAGTAATTTGAGTTTTTCCATAGCAAACCTCCTTTATAACTTAATGGCTAGTTGACTAGGACTCGAACCTAGACCGACGGTTTTGGAGACCATAGTTCTACCTTTAAACTATCAACTAATATTGGTTGCTATTTTTTTTTATAAATAGCAAATCAACTGGTTATTTTAACGACAAATAAACTTGAAACGAGTGTTCTTTTAGGTTAGTTGATGTAGCCTTTACTCATAAAAACACTTAAAACGTGACATTGGTTGTCATACCTATTTATTTTCTATGGTTGGAAAACAAATAACAAAAGCCCTTTATATCATAAGTTGGTTAATTACTCCAACGATATAAGCATATTGGTTGCTAAGACTAGATTCGAACTAGTGCATTATGGAGTCAAAGTCCATTGTGTTACCGCTTCACTACTTAGCAATTTCATCAACTACCATAATTTTAAAACCATATAATATAAAGTACAATACAATGAAAAGGACACTAAAAAGACATAAAAAAAGACAAAATAAAAAGAGCCTTATTAAGACTCATTTATTTTTTGCAATATATCATAATATGCTGTTATTACTTCAGGAATTCCAGTTTCTTCAGCTTGTTTTAGTCTACCTTCAACATAACTTTTTAGATCAAGTGTATTAGGATTGGTAACTATAACTTGATTATTTTTAACTTCAATTTTTACTTCATCACCAATATCTAATCCTAATTCTTTTCTCATTTCTATAGGAATACTTATTCTTCCTGCATTATCTATTTTTCTGTTCATTTTAACCCTCCTCTTAATATTTCTAAAACTTTACCATGTTCAAGTATAATTATACAATCACAATCAGCGAATTTTCTTTGTATTTCATAAAACAAATACGCAAGTTTTCTAAATCTAGGTTGTTCACTATCTTCTCTAAAATGCCAAATTTGTTCCCTAACTGGATACATTTCATTTTTATATATTGGAATAACATCTAGTATTATTTCTTTTTCATTCATTACTATTTAGCCTTTCTTCTATGTATTTCTGTATTTCTTTATCAATATCTCTATCCTTACATTGTAAAATTTCAAGTGCTTTCAAAAGATATTCTTTATCAAACCAACCAAAATGAGTTTCTCTCAACATTAAACCCAATTTATTAGCTAACCAACCATAACAATCAGTTCTTTTAAATTTTCTACTTTTCCAATGCGAATCAAATAACCTATGACATTGCATTTTTAAATCTTTAAGTTCTTTTGTTGCAAATCTTCCCAAAGGTATTTTTGACTTTGTACTATGTACTCCAACACTTGCTCCACAATTATCACATAAATAGCAATAACCATTTCCAAATTGTATGCCATGATAAATTTCAGCATTTGAAGTATATCTTATTTTTTCGCTTCCACAATTACTACACTTTGTAGGTATTCCCCTAAAATCAAAGTGTGCATTTTCCCAACTGTGTTCTTTCATATAACCTCCTTATCAATTTCATCTAAAAACATAGTTACAAATTGTAAATATTCTACAAGAGACAAATTTTTATTACAAGTATTAGTTCTTCCTAAATGCTTATACCAATTAACCAACGTTCCAGAATCTTTATGTAATATGTAAAATTCATCATCATATTTCCAAGCTTTAAAAGAATGACCTTCATAATTGTATAAATAATCATCCATATCTAATTTATATATCCTTAAAAATATTCTTGTAAATACTTCTCTATCAATTGCATATTGTTTTAATGTATCTAAATTTTTACGTTTCCTTTTGAACATCTTCATCACCTTCCTAATAATAACCTTTGTCTTGATATTCCCACCAAGCAGCATTTACTTTTTTCCATTCTTCATCAGATATAATTCCTCTATCATGTTTTTCTTCTAAGTTATAATAACATTGTACAAAGTACTTATCGTTGTGTTCTGGATAAAATTTACCACCTATATAATGATTAGGATTACAAAAATCTCTAATTTCAACATAGTATTTAGACTGATATTTTATATTTCTAGCACCCATTTCATTTACAACCATATCAACATAGTGTACAAAATAATCTTTATCATGTTCCATAACATAACTAACAAGTCTATGTTTCAACGTTCCTTTTTCCCACTGTCTTTTTATTGCTATACATTCTCTCCATTGACTAACTAACATCTGATTAGGTAGTACTGGAATTAATTTATAATGCCATAATCTCATAAATCCTCCTTATTTTCTTTTATCCAATTATTAAATATTTCATAGCAATCAATACAAACATCATAATGTAATAACGGATAATACTGTTTAAACCTTCCAGCACCATATATTTCAATTTTAATTCTAACTGGTTTATTAGTTAAAACTTTATGACATATGCAGCACTTATATATTTTTTCTTTTGGTATGTTCCCTCACCTCAATTACTTCCCATCTTTCAGGGTGTTTCATTTTAGTTCTTATTTTTTCAGCTGAACTTGGATAATTAAATTTATGAGCCCATTCAATACCAAGTTTATAAAATTTCATTTTTTCTATTTTATCAAAACAATAATATGTCCTATGTTCTTTATGTCTTAAAACGTATGTCATATTAACCAAATCTCCTATAATGTTCTTGATTCTCCCAATACTTATTTTTCTTTTGACATTTTCTAGTTCTCGCAGTATTACGAATTCTTTCTTTTTCCTCATGATTAGGTAAAGAAAAATCACTACCTAGCCTACAACCATAAGTTTTAATTTGATAATTATTTATCTTAGTGTAAATATCACTTATTTCTCTAGTATCCAAATGATATTTTTTCTTAATTTCTGCTTTAAACTTTTTACCAACAATAACTTGATCCTTGTATATATTAAAAATTAATTCTTTTGTATCCATAACCATATCTCCTATTTATCAATTAACAAGAAAGAAGAATTAATCTTCTTTCTTAGTTGCTAAGAATGTAACCTTATCAGCAACCATCTCTAATTTACCTTCATTACTTTGAATTCTACCTTTAACACCCACAATGTCACCTTTCTTGCAATAAGAACATGTATTAGTAGCAACTGCTCCCATTAATACAAATGGTATAAAATCAGTATCATATTCTCCTTCAGCATTTTTAAAACTTCTAGGAACTGCTAAAGTAATAACAGCTTTTCCTTCCTTAACTTCTGGAGTTTCAGTTAATCTCCCAACTACAACTATTTGATTTAACATAAATATTTTTCCTTTCTGTCCTTCGACAATATTAATATATCAAAATTGACAAAATATGTCAATGGTATTTTGACATTTTTTGTAAAAAATTAATAACGCATTTTAAAGGCCTTTTTAGGCTTGTTTTTAATCAAGTAATATAAATTATCGAAGGAATATAAAAAAGACGCTCTAAGCGTCTAAATTTTAGTCTAAAGGAACAATTCTTCAATTACATTATCACTAAACAAAATAGTTGATAAATCTTTCACTAACCTATTTTTATTTCTTGATATTGTTCTTTCATCTACATCATAAAATTCTGCAATATCAGCACGTCTATCATTTGTGAAAAACATCATTTCAATAACTGCATAATAAGAATCATCTTCAATTGACTTCAAAGCATTATCTATAATTTCAATTAGCTTTTTAGTTCTATATGTATTCTCCGGATCGTTCTCAACAGCTATTTTAAATTTATTATAATTCTTTAAAAGTTCTTCAGTTTTCTTAAATGCTGATTTTTTACTTTCTTTCATGAGTCCTGACTTTTTTAATTTAATTACACATTCTGTAGTTACTTCATTAATTAATTCTTTAATTCTTTCATCGGTCATTCAAAACCTCCTCTTATTAACAAATCGTAAAAAACGGTATAAGTAGTATAAGATAATATTATATATTTTTTATTATAAGGTTAAATTCAAAATTTTTATGTTGATTTAAAAACCCTTAACAATAAATACAAAATAACTTAGTCATCTTATACCGCAAGCCTCAAACCTTTATATACCAACGGTTCTAGCGGTATAACTTAAAATTTTTATCTTATACTCATCTTATACTTTAACTTATACTTTTGACATATTTAGTCAATAATTTTAATTGTATAAACCGGACGCTCCCAGTCTTAAGCGGACAACGGTATAAGATAAAGTGAAATTTAACTTATACTTTCGGTTCAAGTTATACCGCAACTTATACCGCTTCCAACTACAACTACTTGTCTTGATATTTATCTTCGCTGCTAATTATTAGGCTGCATATAAGAAACAGTATTAATATAGCTCCAACTGCTCCAACAACCATACCTACTAAGAATCCCATCATCTAACCAAAACACCGTCCTTAACAACAACATGTTCTTTACATCTAACACATTTATATATTCCAGTCAGTTTATTTCTTTTAAATACAGAATACATGTTGCAGTGAGGACATTTAGCTTTAGGTTCAACACCATATTCCTTTTTAATTTCATATTTTTGATTATTCTTTTCAAATTTTCTTGCCATACTAGACATTATTTATCACCCTTTCTTATTTATTATTCATACATTTTTTATTTACTCTTAATGATCCATCTGCATTATATAAAGGTTGTATAATAGCCCCATGATAATTCCAAAATCCGTACATAACACAAGTATCTTTATCAGTAACAATTTTTATAGTAGTATCATCTTGTATGGTTTGATAACCACTTTTAGCAGACACATTAAAACCTGCTAAAGCAACTACTCCTCCAATAATTACAGCTACTATTAAAAACATTTTTTTCATTTATTCACTCTTACCCTTTCTTAACAAAAATTCTTAATTTTTTACCTTCTACAGATTTAGTTATAACTTCAAAATCAAATTGTTTATTAACTTTTTTACTAAACTCAATATTTGACATAGGATTAAAGTTATTAGCTAAACAGTATTCATTATATTTTCTATAAACATCTTTAGTTGAATTATTAACAATGTCATCTTCTTCAACTTCTTTGAGGAACCCAAGAATAGGATTATTATTTTCTTCATATTCTTCAAGTTCTTTTTGTACTTTTTCGCTTGTTGTGAACCCTCTATTTTTAAGAACTCTTTTAAGTCCTTCTAAACCCAACTTAATTAAGTATTGTATTGAATCATCTTGTCTTAATTTATATTTAATGTATGGATCATAATCAGCGTCATCTTTACTAAATCTTGCGTCAAATGGTACAATAATCAATCTATCAATAACTGCTCCAGATTTATCTTTAATTCTAGGAATTGAATTAGCACTAAATAGTAGTTTTGAGTAGTTATTAAAATCAAATGGATTAGCACCTTTTCTTTCAACGTTTACTCTATCACCTGAAACTAACTTCTTAAATACAGCAGGATTAGCAATAAACTCATCACCAATATCATCACCAATATTAGCAAGCTTTCCAAATAGTTCAGCTGTTTTAAATCTATCTCCTAATTCCTTTAAATCTAAAGCACACGTATTTTCATCACCTAATAATGTCTTAATCATATCTAAGAAAGTTGATTTACCATTAGCCTTATCACCAATTAAGATAAATGATTTTCTTAACTCATTTCTTCTATAAAAACAGTAACCAATTACTTCTTCTAATAACATTCTGATATTTTTATCATTACAAGCTAATTTGTTTAATGCTTTATCAGTTGTTTCAGAATAAGCAGCTGGATTATATTCAAAGTTAATTTTATTAGTAACTACTACTTCAGGACTAAAATCAATAAGTTCATCAGTTTCAATATCATATACACCGTTCTTAAATGCTATGTAATTAGCACTTGACATTTCAACATTACGATTAACCAATAAGTCTAAATAACTCATTACTTCACTTCTTTTTTGTCTGTTTAAATTAGGTATTTGTCTAATCATTTCAGCTTCAATATTCTTATCACCTAAAATATAAATACCGTTCTTATACATGTGAAGTTGATTGTTAATTCTTATGATATGATTGTTATTCTTTAAATAATTAGCAAACTTATCAAATAAGAATTGTTGGCCTTTAAAGAATACCGGCTTTCCAAATGCGTCATCTCTAAGTATTACTTCTAATTCAGAATCATCTAAAGGATCGGCTATAATATATTTGTTAATTATCTTTATAGTTTCTCTAGCTTCTTCAACTGTAAAATCATTACTTTGAAGTGTTAACTCATAGTTAAAGAATGCTTGATTTCTACCATCACCTGATTCCATATTTGAAAAATCAACATTAGATTTAACTGGATAAAGCCACTTTGGAACAACTTCATATTCTTCATCATCTAATTTATCATATAAAATTTCACGTTCTTTATCGTTAAACTTTAAAACTTCATAACTGTTTTTGACTCCAACTTTGATATCAGCAGTAAGCCCACAAGCTAATTTAGTATGAGTCTTACAAGTATCTAAATCGGTATTTTTAAATAAGAAGTGTTTTCCTCTGGTAGTTGCATAAACCCTACATCTAAATTCCAATTCATCCACAATATCAAGTAATACTTCTGATTGGTCATAATCATCAATGTCAATTAAAATAGTATCATCTGCTATTATTCCTGCGAATTCAGGAAGGTTCTTGACTTGTTCATAAGTTTTAAAGTCTTTTCTATTTTTGAATTTCTCCGCTGCTTGTTTATTCTCGGTAGCTATGAAGCCTTTGAAAAATTCAGTCACACTATTACCTTCCTTCCTTGCTTTGTAAAATCTCTTTTAGTTGAAATAAATCACTTATAACTACATTATATTGACAACATTCAGCTTGATATTTAACAACCCAATCATAAGCTTTACTAATACAACTTCTTAATTCCCCATTTATCTTTTGGTGTTCTGCATTTATTTGTTTTAATTGATTATTTTCATTTAACAATTCTTCATAAGTTTTATCTTCTGATTTTTCAAGTATTTCATTAAATTTTTCTTTACCTAACACTTCTTTAAAATGTTCAAACATATAATTGTCACCTCCTTACATAACTCCATATTGTTTAAGTCTTTCATATGCTAAATCTATGTACCATTGCTTATCTAATTTGGCTGGAACTTGTTTTTCTTTTATATCTTCATTGTCAATAAAACAATGAATTGAAGTATTTCCAAACTTTTCAACCGTTGCCCCTTTTGCTTTTTGCTTACCAACATAAGTATCCGTTTTATCTTTTGAAGCAAATACTCTAAATGTTTTATCAGTAAGTTTTTTATTGTTATGCCAACCGCATAAATAATTACCTTGAATTCTCACAATTTTCTGAAACTTTAAAAGCTCTTTACAGTTGTTAATAGTTGTTTCTACAGGAATATGTTTTGTCATGTAATTAACCAAAGCTTCGTTTACTATTGGTAAATCATTATCAATTGGATTTAATTCTTTAACGTAAGCCCCTTTACGTTCATACTTTCCATTCTCAAAAGTGAATACATAATTGTTTACATCCTTTTGATAAATTTCAGTTATGATATCAAATCCTAATCCCATACCTGTTCTTGATTCCCACTCATAACATATATCATCAATTTTATCAAATGCTTCATCTGTATCAGGTATTTGAATGATTAAACCATCAGTATTAGATTGGATTAAAGTACAATGTCCTTCTAATTTTTCAAGTAAATCCAGAAGCAATAACTGACCATTAATACAAACTTCATGATTTCTTCTTGGATCGTAAGCTAAACTGTATTTATCATTTGTGATTCCAAACGTACTATTTAAAATGATTTTATAAGGAGCTTGTTCTTTCTTTTTACCGGCTTTTTTAAGTGCTACACGTTTATCATAAATGTCTTTAAATATCTTCTTATCTTTAACATTTCTACTCAATAAATCATATACAATCATAAGACTTGGATAATAAGAAGTAACGTCAACATGAATTATTAATCCTTTACTATGAAGTGGTTCAATTGGAGCTCCATGAAGGCCACCTAAACCAAAAGTATGAGGAACCCCTAAAACATCAACATCCAATTTATCACCATTCATATAATTTCTAGGATCTTTGAACCAATCCCAAATGTACTTATACTTGTCCAGTTTAATTGTAGGAACAAAGGAAATGTTCCATTCATCATTGTGTTCTTGTCTTTTACATCCAAGTGCAGCAGCTGTTAATTGAGCTTTAGTTTTAGATATATAACTAAGTGGTAATTTGAAGGTTTTGATTAAATCAAGTTGAGCGTCAAAATCTTCTTTTGTTTGAAGGAATACTTCAATGGTTTGTTCAACATCATGTGTATTATAATGAATAACTTTTTCAATCATTTCAGGAGTAAATTCACCATCATAATCAAATGGTATTTCAGTTTCTCTTATGTCATTTCCCATAAATCCCTCAAGCTGCTTTAAGCTGTTGAATTTAGAACCAACATCATAATAATTAAGTGGGAACTGATAAAACAAATTAGAGAACTTATAACCTGGTTTATCATCTTTAATTATCCATTGTGTAATCTTGTACGGATCAAAGTCACATAAAATACCTTTAAAAATATACTGGTCATAACCTCTAATGTTGTAACCAATAAATATTTCATCTTTATATTTTTTGTAGTAGTCCTCTAATTTTTGCTTGTCATTTACAATAACGGTCTTTTTTCTTTCAGAAGGACATATAATTACACAAGTCCATAAATTCTTAAATGATTCAAAGTCTAAAAAATGTAACATCCTAATCTTCCTCTATTCTAATAACTATCCATCCATTATCATTAGTCCTTCTTCTGTAAGTCGGACTCATATAAAATTCAATTGTTCTTACTGATACTTTCAATAATGTAGCTAAATATTGTTTAGTTCCTAAATCAACAAATACATCACCATGATACAAAGCATACATTTTTATTCACCTACCACCCTGAAAAAATAATCAGGTAAAGCATTATCAATTAATACTTTTAAACCGCTGAAATAATCACCAGCTTCATATCCAAAACTCAACATGAAGTTCTTTTTTAAATATCCGTAAGTGTTATTGTTCATTACAATATAAGTTGGATTTTCACGTTTAACCATTCTGTATTTTTGTATTTGAGCTGTCGCTGCAATAATGAATTCTTTTAATTTTTCATCCATCCTTTTACCTCCTAACTAAACATTTTAGTCCATGTATTAATACCAATAATCCCATCAGAAGTTATTCCAACGTACTTTTGGAACTGCTTAACAGCGTCTGTTGTCATACCTCCAAATGTTCCGCTTTCTGATATACCTAACCGCCTTTGAGCCAATTTAACGCTGTTTGTAGTGTTATTAGTTCCGCCTTGCTTAATTGTAGGTAGTATCTTTGAAATGGCCTGATATGAGCCGCCACGAGTAATTGTAAGCCATCTATACTTAACACTTCGTGTATCTATATGGTTAAAGCCTGTATAAGTACCGTAAGCATAAAGTCCAATTCCTCCAGCTCCTAAAGTTTGAGCGTACATTCCAACAAGAACTGGACTCACACCTGATATTTGAATATCAGCAGCTTGACCTTTAACATGAAGTGAACCTTTTGATCCTCCAATTGAAGCATTATAAGCAGCACTTCTATAAGCAGAAGTAATAACTACAGGCTTTTTAAAATGGCTTCTAATGCTTTGGAGGAGATTTACTAAGTCAGTATCAATTAAAACTTTGTCTGACTTATCATGACATTGAAACTCTTTCACTTTAAAATTACTTGATAATTTTGTTTCACCTTGTTTAGATACGGAATAAGTTTTAACTGTCATTTAGAATCAATTCCCTTCAAATTGTTTTTGACATACTATATCTATGCTTAGGTAATTTTGTCTTAGTACTTTGTGAAGTATTTCACATAAGAATTTATACAGAAGCTTATTCAACTTCAAATACTTCTGTTATTGTATATTTTGCATAACCTTTGTTATCTTCATATTTGATAGCAAATTCTAAATTACCATCAATTGCTTCATGAACATCCATTAGTAATTGTCCATATTGAGAATAACTTTCAAAGTCAATTTCAATACCTGTATCCATACTTCTTAATAATTCATTTGCTTGATGAATTTGAAATCCTTTAGTGATAACTTGGTTAAAGAATAAACGTGAATTTTTATATTCTCCCTCTAAAATCTTGAACCAAATACTAACCATTGGATCGCCTTTTTTACTTTCACTTAATTCCATTTTATCAACTGAAACTTCATATTCTCCAAATGGAACTTCTTTATAATCTCCTGAACCTCCGTTTTCTTGAGCTTCCTTAACGTCTTTTTTTAACCCCTCTACATCTACTTGTTTATCAAATTTACTATAATCTATTGCCATATTATTTTTCCTCTCCTTCATTTATTTTTTTAACACAATTAATACTTGTTGACCAAATAAATTGGTCATTTCCTTTTATTCTCATCCAACCATCTTCATCCATTTCTATTACTTCTCCAACAACTCCAACTTTTGCGTTATATTTGTTGTCTATAATTTCAACTTTATCTCCAACTTTTATTTCATTGTCAGGTTCTTCAGTTGCTTTTATTTCATCATAAGCTTTTGCTTTATCATAAAGTTCATTGTATTTTTCTAAACTTAAACTTACATAACTTGTATCATCCATTTTTACTCACTTACCCTTCTTCTACGTCTTACTGGTTTTTCTTCAGTTGGTTCTTCTACAACTGGTTTCATATTTTCAGCTAATTCAACTGCTTCAAGTGCTGCTTCTACTTCTGCTGATTCTTCTTTAGCTTCTTCAACTACTTCTCTTGGTTTGCGTGTTCTTGTTCTAGTTGCTGGAGCTTCTGGTGTTTCAGTAGCTACTGGTTCAACTGTTGCTGTTTCAACTGGTTTATCTAACATTACTTGTACTTCCTCCTCTGTAATATCAAAAGGTGCATTTTCACTTATTTCTTTTGCTGATTTTTTGCTGCTTTTTGCTGGTTCTTTTGCTACTTCATTACCTTGATTGTCATCACCATATACTTTCATCAATTCTTTATAATCACATGGAATTTCTTTTGCTTTGATATTTAATCTACCACCGCCAAATTCAACTTCATTTGACTTAAAACTAATAGTTCTTTTACCTTCATTGTTAATAATTCTACAAGCAATATCAACCATACCAGCAACTTTAAGAGCTAATTTTTCTTGTAAGTTTGGTTTAATAGCTGTAATTTTGTCACCTGATTTTTTCATAATATCTCTTGAAGTATCTTCATGACTAATTAATACAATGTTGTAATCTAAATTAAGTAAACGTTTTAAAGTTCTTAAAAATTCACTTCTTACAATGTCATAAGCTTTAAATGAGTCATCACTTTCATGATCCCAACCATTATCAATACAAACTTTAATTCTGCAAGCGTCATATACATCTTCCACTAAGTCAACAATAATTGTTTTGAAATCATTGTTTTTCTTTTCAAGTTCATCAACTGCTTCTTGGAATACTTCCCACGCATATTTACGTTTAGTAATTCTTCCTTCTGTTTTAACTTCATCAACAATTCTAATTACTGGAGCGTCAACTTGTTTAAAGTTTCCGTCAGTATTAAGCATTAATGGAGTATCAAACTCATTAGCTAAATAAGTTTTACCGCTAAAAGGTAAACCATAAATCCATATTTTCTTATATGAACTTCCCTCAATTTTTCTTCTATTTGTACTAGGCAATACCATATCTAAATCATCCCTTTCTTCACTTTCACAATATCTTTGGTATTCGCACCAATCACACAAACGTGATGGACATTTTATGTAATCATCGCATTCTATTGCGTGTTTACCATTTGTTAAAAAGTCAATAACTTTTGTTGGATTGTACTCAATAGGTACAAACTCAATTTTTTTACTATCCAGGTCTTCAATAATACGTTTTCTAAATTCTCTTAATGTTTCATCCCTGGAGTTTGTTTTATTTTTATATTTGATTTTTAAATTACATTTTGGAACAAACATAAAATACATTTTTCTTATACGCATAGTTGGATATAACTTTTCAAAGTAGTATTTATATTCGTGAAGTTGTCCACTATCCATATAATTATCTTTGTTGTTTGAATATTTGAAGTCATATAAATCAAAATACTCAATACCTTCAGATTCTTCAACAGGTACAAGTAAGTCAATAAACCCTAAAAAATCTTCATCTTCTATTTTTATTTCATGATATCCTTCAGGTAATATATCTTTGATTTTAGGAAGCCAATATTCCATCTTCATAACTTCTTCAATATGTCTATCAGTAATTATTGGATAAGCGTTGTAGTATTCATCAACAGCAGTTTTAACATCTTTTTCAATTCCTGTATGAAGTGCATGTCCTAAAATTAACGGATCATTAGGTTCACCTTTTGGAAGTGTTTGAAACTTACGCTTATACCTTAATTTATACTTGAATGGACATTGATTAAAACAATCAACTCTACTATGACTTAGTTGCATTTTCCACCTCTTTAATCTCTAAAATATCAACTCCAATATGCTCCATATAAAAGTTATACATGGCCGCTTTCATACTTTGAGCTTCAACAACTTCAAGTAAAATGTTATTGTTTTGTTGATATTTAACTTCGTACTTCTTCAACTGATTCACCTTCTTTCTCACGTAACTTAATTAAGTCATCACTGTCATATATTTTATTAGCCATACCGAATTGAGCTCCTTTAAGAAATGTGCTTACAACCGAAATAGCTACAGTTCCTTTAGGAACTTCAATTGTAATTTTTTCAGTATCATAATTAGGTATTATTTTTTCTGATTTCATCCTTTCACCTACCTTTCAAAGTAACAAAGTAAGCATACTTACCAATGCTACAAAAATTATAAATAAGACTGTTCCAAAGGTCATATTAACTACTACCTTTCATCAAAATCTCTTTGATCTAGTTCCCAATTAATAAAGTTAGGTCTTTCAATCAAATCATTAATAAATAACTTAAAATCATCAAATTGTTCAGGATATAAGATTATACTTATACCTCTAGCTTTTCTTATTTCTTCTCTATGGTATATTTGTAATTCACTTGGTTTACCATTTGAAGCTTTAACTTCTATTGCTACAAAGTAGGAGTTAACACAAGCTAATATGTCAGGAATACCACTTTTAGTCATACGATTAGCAAAGTATTTTACATACCAACAACCTTTTTCTTTTAAGTAGTTTTTAATCTTATTTTCAAACGATTTTTCTTGAGCTATATTAATCACCAACTTCAATTGTAATAAACTTTCTACTTGCTAAATAATCACACATATGAACAAATTCTTCTTCTTCTGCTCTAGGTTTTGGAAGTATTCTATCACTACGTGTACTTGTGTTCCATTCACCCATATGAGAATCAATGCACTCACAAATATTATTGATTTGGTCGTTATATAAACAATTAGCATTAGGATATTCGTCATACATATCAGATATGAAATCAGCTGCTAATTCTGGATGTTCATGTACGGTATATCCTGAATCCTCTTTACCATGTTTTAAGCAATCGTGAAATATTAAAGCAAATATTATACAATCTCTATTAAGACCTTGGTTTTGCTCTAAACTTAATAAGCAATCAGCAATTTTAACAGCTGCTTTAACATGCCTTACAAGACCACCTTCTCCAAGTGTATAAGCCGGATGATATTTACCAGTTGAACTAGCAGCTACATGAAAGAAATATTCAGGTACTCTTTCCATACAATATTTTGCGAACTCTCTTAGTTCTTCATCTTTAATTAATTCAATTTCTTCTTCCATACTTTCACCTTACAAATTTTTATATTCTTCATACATATCTTTAAAATCAGAATCTAATTCAGCGTAATATTGATATTTCTTTTCTTTATCAATTTCAGCAAATTTCTTTTCCATTTCTTCTTTCAATTCTTCTTTTCTTTTTTGTTTTTCAATATTAGCTAGATAATCTGATAAATCAATATCTTGAACATATCTATAGTCAATATTCTCTTTTATTTCATTATCTGTACAATCTCCCCAAACATTTTCAGAAACATCTTCTAAAACTTGTCCTATATATACTCCACAATCAACATGTTCTACAACAATAAAATCATCATTTTTTAATTCTTTTTCTGAATAAATATCTTGCTCCTGTCTATTGTTGTTTCTAAACAATCCACTTGCATATCTAACTTTATAAACTTTTAATTTTCTTTCCATAAATCTTCTTACCTTTCCTACTTAAATCTATAACTAAATGAACCTTTTCTAGTTGTTACCTTTGGATAATCCTTAAGTAAATCATTATATAATTCAGGTTCTTCTTTTTGCATTTTTGCCAAATCAACAGTAGTTGTTGTACTTGGTTTACTATAATTAATTGTAATAAATTCAGTTTTACAACCTTCTTCAGTTAAATAATCACTTTCTAATTTTGCTTTAATTTCACTTTCTTTTTCTTTAAGTAAATCTTGTTGTTCTTTTAAATCTTTTAATTCTAATAATAATTCTTCCATACTTTAATTTCCTTTCTTATCATCTTTTTGACTCTCAAAATGAGTCTTAAATATTTCAACTTCTGCTGTGGTATCAGTTTCAACTTTTGCAAGTATAGCTTCTCTTGTATTTTTCATTTCAGCTAGTAAATCTTCTTTGGTAGTTCTTAAATCAGTTTTTAGATCCGTTACCGTTTGTTTTTGATTACTAGATGAAATAGTACTTACTACAATGTAATTAATTGTTGCTTGCGTTATTGCTTCTAATACCGTTTCAACGTTCATTTTGTCAGCTCCTATTTTTGTATTGGATTTAATCCAAATACTTCTCTAAGTTGATTAGGTGTATATTTTTTGGATATAGCTTCTCTTTCACCTGTTGCTTTACCTTTTTGATAAGCGTCAAAATAAACATTACTTAAATCTTTTCCATCATATAAATGGAATAATTTTTTAATTATTTTTTTCATTCATCCTCCTTAAATAAGTCATCTGTATAATCTTTTCTCATTTCAAGTGTTGCTCGGATTTTTTCTTCTATAGAGTTTTTGCAAATAATCATATAGTAGAAACATGTTCTTTTTTGTCCTATTCTATGGGTTCTTTTTTTACTTTGTTCAAACAACTCACTTGAAAGTGGTAAAGTAAAATACACTATTCTATTTGCTTTTTGAAGATTTAAACCCATAGCTCCAGCTTGATATTGAATAGCAGTTATTGAGTTCTCATATTCTTCATAGCAGCTTAAATCTTTGGTTTGTCCATTTACTATTGATAGTGGCCTATCTAGTTCTAAACAAATATCTTCAATGGCTCTTAATTCTTCATTGAAATTATAAAACACAATAAGTCTATCTTCAGTTGAAGTAATTAGATCCTTTAGTGCTTCTAATTTGTCTGGATTATAAGAACCGCATAACATACGTTCATAAAGCATTTTAGTCAGTATTGTGTCACCAACAAATTCTTTCTCTCCAATTGTCACTATACGTGACTTTCTGAATGTTCTGTATTCTTTAGAAGTTGGAACACTGACTATATTAAAAATCTGGTCAGGTAAATCAAATACTTCTTCAGTTTTCATAAATACCGCTCCATGTTCTCTTAACTTAGATTTAAGCCTTTCAACATTTTTGTATCCATCCACAATCATAATTGGAAAGCCGCTGTTGTCATCATAATGATAATCAATGTATTGTCGATAGAATAAATCCTTACTTATTTTCCAACCCAACAAATGGATTTGACTTATTAAATTTTCATACTTTCCTGAAGTTGGTGTACCAGATAAAAGTATTATGTTTTTAGGTTGCAACTTTAAAATGAACTTACTTCTCTTAGCTGTTTCATTTTGAATCATAGAACTTTCATCTAACATTAGCGTAAAATCTTTTAACGCTAAAAGTTCTTTTCTTCTAAATGCTAATTCATAATTGATAATAATAATTGTCGGAGATACATTAACCTCAACACTTTTCATTACAAAATCCATTTTGTTTTTTGTTGCGTCTAATACAGTTACCTTCATTGAATAAAACTTTTCAAAGTGCTCTTTCCAGTCCTCAATTTTTGATTTTTGACAAATAACTAAGTTTATGTTAGTACCTAGTTGAATCATTTTTTCAGCACCTACAAATGTCTTACCTAATCCCATTTCAGTCCAAGTAATACGCTACTTTATTTTTATCACTTGTATCATTTAAAACATTTTCTTGAAATTCATAAAGTTTTATATTACTCATTATTAACATCACCTTCTTTCAAATGCTTCCATAAACGTCTAGATATTATCGCTTGGATAGTACACCAATTAACATTATATTTTTTACCTAAAGCATGGTAACTGTAATTTCTGTCACCTTTTTTATATTCTTTTCTTATTTGTAATACTTCTTGTTCTGTTAACTTATGTCCTCCATGATTTTCTCCCATTCGTTTTAAACCATTATCATAAGAATGTTGTAAATTATGTGTTCTATTACACCATTCGAGATTAGATACTCTGTTATTTTGTTTATCACAATCAATATGATTTACTTCTTTTTTGTTATCGGGATTTTCAATAAATGCTTCAGCAACCAATCTGTGTATATAACAATGTTTCATTTTTTGGTTATCAAATAAATTTACAGCAAAATATCCATTTTTAACATAAGGTTTTAAAATCTTTGTCCTTCTTGAACTAGTGGTAATTACACTTCTAACATTTCCACAATCACTTACTTCATAAAAACCTTCATAACCTCTAATTGGTTTCCATATTTCAATCTTCATTTACTTTCCTTTCATATAACTATTAAATGCTTCCTCACTTATATGATAGCTCCATCTCTTAGGTGATACCTTAACAGCAGAACCAAAAGGAAGCCTTTCATTTTGTAGTCCAATCCTAATATATTGTTCGGACTTATTTAATTTCTTCGCTGCTTCTTGAACGTTCATTTTGATTAATCTCCTTTGTGAATAATTGAGAATATTCTTGATCCGTTAAAGAATAACGAACTTTAATCAATGACATTTCTGTTTGTGTAAAGTCTGCTTCACCAGCAATTTTTTTAGATAACGTTTGTCTGACTATTCCTAAATGTTCAGCCAACCCATCTAAGTTATCACCAAAGAGTGCCATTTTGGAGCGAAACAATCTTGCACTTTGTTCTTTGTTGTAATCTTCCATTCATACCCTCCTTTCTATGCTACACAAATTTAACAAATTGTTATATTTTTGTAACATTTTGTAATTTAATTCTAACAAGTGATTTTTAAAATGTCAATACTAAAAAGATACTTTTTTTTAATATTTCTCCAAAGTATCTTTTTAATACACCATTTTGTGAAGTTTTAATAACTACATAAATATCCCACTTAACATTATGTTATAAATACTATACAATTAAGAATGTAATATAAATAATATATTTTTTGGAGGTCTTTGTTTTGGAAATTGGAAAAAGAATCAAAATGCTTAGGAAATCAGTAGGATTGACGCAAGATGAATTAGGAGAAAAGTTAGGAGTTAAGAAAGCAGCAATCCAAAAATATGAAAGTGGTTCTATTGTAAATTTAAAGATAGAAACTATAAAAAAGTTAGCTGAACTATTTGAAGTTACTCCAGCCTACATTATGGGATGGGATAAGTTTGATGAAGAAATAAACAATGACAAACTCAAAAAACAAATTAGATTAGCCGAACTTTTATCTGATAAGTTTGATGATGAAGTAGTAGATGTTATTTTTAGATCGTTTGAGTTAAATGAAGAAGGACAAGATAGATTATTTTCTTATATGCAAGATTTAATTTCTTTAGATAAATACCTTAATTAAGGTTTAAAATATTATAGTATTGACAATATTTGTTAAAAGTATAACTTGCGGTATAAGTTAAACTTTTCATCTTATACCGCTGGAAACCTTTGAAAAATAAGGAAAAACTCGACATTCGGTATAAGTTCAAGATACTTTTAACTTCTTAATGTTAAGGGTTTAAAACAACAAAAAAATTTTTTAATGATTTTAATCTAATATAATAAATATAGTAATTTAACTTGAACTTATACCGTATCTTATACCGACAACTGGAGATGACAACGTGGGAAAATTTAGACGTGGAATTAATGGAAACATATCAGAACTACCAGGTAATAGAAGAAGGCCTTTTAGACTTAGAAAAACTGTAGGATATAATGAAAAAGGTCATCAAATTTATGAAACCATAGGTTATTATGCAACTTATGTTGAAGCACAAGAAGCATTGTTTGAATTTAATAAGAATCCTTATGATTTAAGTAAAACCGATTTAACTGTTAAAGAAGTTATGGAGTTAATGCTTAAAGAATTAGAGAAAAATTTAAAACCACTTTCTTATAATAATTTAAGAAGCCATTCAAAAAAGTTTGATTCAATTTCTCATATGAAGTTTAAAGATGTTAACACTCAAACAATTCAAAAGATTGTTGATGAACAAAAATCAGTTACCTTACAAAAAAATGTTAAAACCATAGGTACACATTTATATAAATTTGCAAAGAAGAAAAACATATTTGTAAAAGATTATGCTGAACTTTTGGAAATTGATAAAGAAGATCCTGAAGATAAAAAAGAAAAAGTACCTTATACAATTGAAGAAATTAAAGAATGTTTTGAAATAA